CGGTTTCTTTTCGGGTTACTTGGTTTTAGGCTTTGCCGCTTTCTTGGCAGCGGGTTTCTTGGCTGCCTTAGCCTTTACCGGGGCTTTGGGCTGTGAAACGCGCTTGCCTTTCGGGGCGGCTGCCGGGGCTTTTGCTTGTACAGGCTTGCGGGTACGCTTGGTGCATTTCAGGAGCAGGTTGAAGAATACATCGCGGTATTTGTCCTCAACAATCAGTTCATAGCCTTTGGGTAAGCGGCTGTTCAGTTTGGCCAGCGTGCCATTGATGTCGGTGGTATAGACGCCGTGCAATACGCAGCGCATCGCGGCAAATACGGGTTTCATAGTGGGTAGATTGTGATTTACGTTGAGTCATGGTTAAATTCCCTTTCGGGGTTGTTGGAAAACTTTAATGTGATTATTATACATCATCGTCGAGTTTGAAGTAATCAAGCGGGTCAAGCCTGCCACGAAGGCCAAGGCCGGGTTTGGCTGTGGTTCGAACTTCAAAGTGGAGATGACTGCCTTTGGCCTTGTTAATCATGCCTTTTGCATTGCCAGTGCTTCCGGTTAATGCAATGCGGTCGCCCGCTTTTACCTGCTGGCCGACTTGGCACTTGATACTGGATAAGTGGGCATAGAAGGCATACAGGCCGTCTTTAATCTTCAGGGTTACTGTCCAGCCATACCCGTCATTGCCACGGGCTACATCGGCGATTACGCCGTCATCTACCGCA